AGGGGAACTACCAAAGTAGCATCCCCAATATCAGAAATAAGTGGTTTTAATTCAGAAATTAAAGCAGTAACCTGTTGATCTTTTTTCTTTTGGTTGTTATAGATTTCCTCTAAAACATCCGAAAATTTTTTATTTTTAAAAATTATGTTATCAAATTGTGACATAAATATACAGTTAGTTTCTTATAAATATGAAAACTAAAACTTTGTATATCCGTGTTCTAAATAAAATACATAACCTTCTTTAAAAATATCATAGAGTTGATTAGCTATTTTAGTAATCTTAGGAGTTTTAACATCTACGATTTCACGGATATAAATGTAAAGTGCTTTTTTATTAAATACATCTAAATGTTCTCGTTTGCGAAATAATTCTAAAATAGCATCCGCAATTTGAGCGTCATATTCTTTAGGAAATATATTATAAATGTTCTTGGTGCAGTGATCAGCGAACTCATCTATAAACATCGATAAACGTTCATCATGCGATGAATCATCAATAGTATATGAATGTTCTTCATCTTCCTCTAAAGCATCTAAACCAATAGTATCAATACGTTTTTTATAATTTTTCTGATTTGATAGTATTAAATAACGTTTAGCAATAGTTCCGAAATAAGAATATGCTTTGGCACCTTTTTCGGGATTAAATAAATGGATTTTAGATAATAAAAAAGTAATTACTTCATGTTGTAAATCCTCAATATTATCTACCTCAGTATAATAAAATTTAAATGTATGAATAATATTTTCGGTAAGTTTAAAAAAGGCATAATGGATTCTATCGTGATAGATTCTACTTTTTAATTCAAAATCAGTAGTATTATTATATAATACAATAGCGTCCTCAGTGTCTTGAGTAAAGTATTGTACTCCCTTTTTCTTCTTTTTTACAACAACCTCTTCCATTATTTTGTAATATTTTTAATAACGAAAGAGTTTAATGCAGTTTGGATCGTTTTGATTTGTTCAAAGAAAAATCCTACTTCATCATCGGATTTAAAGCTACCTTTGGCATCTACTTCTATCATTTTCTTTTCAGCCATTTCTATAGTATCTGAAATTTTGTTTAGGTAGGTCATATAACCTGCTAAAATATCTTCTTGTTTTTCATTCTTTTTAAGAAGATTAAAGGTCGTGAATCCTAGAGTCACGACCAATATTGAAAGGAGTACAATTATTAATATCATAAATTATCTAATAAGTTTTTTAGACCTTCACTCTTTACACTACCCAATGCTTTAGATTTTGCTGCTGAAGTGACAGGTGCTGATTTCTTATTATCCAATGTAAATGGTTTCTTTTTGGTCTCCACGCTACCCTGTAATTTTGGTAACCATTCTCTTTCAAATTCAATACGAGCAGCCATTAAGTCGGCTTGATGTACAATAAAAGGTAATGATGTACGTGGTTTTTGTTCGGGCATATAAGTCATAAGATATTTCTTATTTGCCTCATCATATAAACCATCGTGTGTTTGGATAGTAATCATTTCATTAAATGTATACTGGATGCCATGAGATTGAAGTAAAAATAAACCACGATCGGGAACAGAGGCAAATGCTACTTTAGTATTAAACATATAATCCTCACCCAATTTTTCACGTCTCCAATTATCAGTCTGAGGGATATAGGATTCATTTTCTTCATCACCCATTTTACCCAAATCATGATTCAGAGCCGAAAATACTAATTCCTCTTTAGTATAAGTTGTAGTATCAGCACCCATTGAAGCCCACAAATCATGGAGGTGAAGAGCACAAGTAATAACTCGATTAACATGTTCTACATAACCTCCAGGAAAAGCATTGTGGTATTCTTTTTTGTGTGCGGCAGGCATCAACATTAAGCGTTCACTAAATTTTTCATAAAATGCCTTCAAATTAGTTTTACGAGGTTCAGAAATATGATCCTCAATAAAACCCATCATCCTCATCCAATTTTGTTGGATTTGTTCTGCTGTTAAATTCATAAAATTAATATTTATTAACTTCTCCGGGACCTAAAGGTTCCTGTTGTACAAATGCTTTAGCATCGCTAATAGCTTCTCGCATTGTAATTAGTACTTCCTCTACTTGTTCTCTTGAACCACCACGATTCAAAAAGAAATGTAGTTTCTCAATTTCCCCCTCTGTCCTTTCCAACCTTCTCATTATTATTTCTCTATTTTTCATATGTTATTCTTTTTTTTCCTTTTCCCGTGATTGGAATATAATATTAGAAAAAAGAACCTCCAAGCTTAAGTTAAGAGAAGTTTTACAAATTCTAAATTCTTTTTGAGATGCGCACATTTTTCGTATTCTTCTACCTCTTGGAAATAATTTATTGATAATTCCAACGCAATTTTAAGGTGTACATCTGCGAATCTATATAAGGCCTCTTGACAAACCAAATTATCTGGATCTACTTTCTGAATATAGTCATAAGCTCTATTAAATACTACAAATTCTCCTGCTCTATCAATATCAACTATATCTAATCCTTCATCTAATTTATCAAAAAATTTAAGTAATTGATCATTAAATGTTTGGTGGTTCTGGATTAGTTTTTTAAACATTCCTACCCAGAATAAAGGATGATTTTTATAATCTAATAAATTATCAACCTGTTGGGCCTTTTCCTTTAGAGACTCAGGCTCCTCATTTTCAAACAGGTTAAATATTTTATTAACATCCATACATCGATACATATAGGCGCCATACACTTTCATATAGCGCCTATATTAAACGACCTCATGTCGTTCACGGAGGGTATTGATTTTAACCTATAACGTCATCTAGATGATCAGGAACACCATCCCCATCTATATCAGCAATTTCATTATAACCAAAAGCAGCCATAAATTTAGCTACTCTATCTTTTAAATCTCCATCAGTATCCTCGAACCAATCTTCTTTTAATTGATCGTGATCTAAAATATGAGTTAATGCTTTATACATTTTTTCAACATCATCTACTAAGTAGATATCTGGTGTATGAAAATCTAAACTAAAAGCATAATCATCGATTTGAGGAATACTCATTAAGTCATCTGTTTTACCTATTTTCTTTTCAGATGGAACTTCTTTTCCAAACTTATGAAAATATTCTCCAACGTAGATATATCCTTGTCCTGGTTTTAATTGAAACTCACTCATTATTTTAATAAATTATAATACTCGTTAAAATGTTTAATACGATCAGGCAAACCAATTGTTCCACCATTTACTCTTTTTGTAACAGCAGTCACAGTTCCTTGGTCAGCTCCTTTATCACAAATACTCCAAAGTCCATTTTTATTAAAGAACCAAGCAGCAGACATTAAAGGATATTTAGTAGCAACTAAATCAGGATTAGCTAAAATATCTTCAGGAACAAACTTATCAAAAGAAGAATAATTATCTTTACCAGTTAACTGAATATAACCACGACCTCTAAACTTATATCCTTCTTGGGTAGGTTCAGCACCATTACCCATTCTACCTCCATAAACTCTAGAGGCAATAGCAATAGGTTTACGAGCATATTGTTCCGCTAAAGCTAAAGTAGGAAAATATTTTTTAAATATACCCATTAATCCTTTAGAAGAATAATTCAAGTTTTCTGAAGTTGCTTTCCAACCACCTGATTCATGTCCACACTGAGATAAGAAATGGGCTAATCTTAAAGGATTAGTTATATTAAACTTAGCAGCAGTGTCAGGAATTTGGGCTAATACAGCATCAGGAATATGTCCTTTTAATTTATCTAATTTAAATCCTGAAGATGGGATAGGAGCAGGGACTATAGCAATAGCTGGAGTAGCAACTACAGGGGTAACACCCATAATTTTATTCCAAGTCATATCACCTACAATCCCATCAGCCGTTAAACCATTAGCGGCTTGGAATTTTTTAACAGCATCTTCGGTTTTAGGACCGAAATTACCTACAGGATCAACTCCCAATTTAATTTGAAGTTGTTTTACCTGTTCATTATTATCACCTTTTTTAAGTAACATAGTTATTTATCTTTATGTTTATCTATTTTTTCTAAAATTGTATTTAATACAGAATGTTTAATAAAACCAGCTTTAGAAGCATTTTTTAAAGAACTAATTATCTGGAATACTACAAAGGGCATTATGATAGTTTCTGAGAGCCAGGATGTACCTGGAAAGCCTATCTCTACCATTAATACTACAGTTAATATAACTAACCAAGTAAATGTTGTTTTTAATACTTTTAAGGCTTTATATGTTTTAAAACCTTCTTTCTTAGTACCAGCAACTATACCAAAAAACCCATCCATAAAAGCGACTGCCACTACAGCCAAATATTGCTCACTATTATCTATAGCTAATCCTCCGAAATAACTACAAACAAAAGCGCAAGTTGTGGTTAATGATAATAGTAAAACTAGTAACGTAGATTTCATTATCCTTCTATATCTTTATCTTCCTCGTGTTTATCTTTTTTATTCAAGAATTTATCAACAGATGCGATACCAAAGGAACCTAAAATGATTACCATAAATCCATCAAAGATAAATTCATTAATTACTAAAGCTGTACCCATGTAACCTGTAACTAGGTCTACAATAAGGGCTACACAAAGCATAAAGAAAGCAATAAAGCCTACTAATGCTTTTTCATTAATTGAGTTGTTGTCGTCGAATAATTGTTTAAAGAAATTTTTCATATTATAGTTGTTTTGTTGTTTTTATTAAACTTTCTTGTAACGCTTTCGAGAACGCCTTTCGGTTTAATGGAACTTCATTATTTTCAACATTTAAAAATGCGGCGAAAATAAAGGTTTTTCTTTTACCAACTGATTTAAAACAACTATTTCCTATACATATTGTGGTTTCAACGATATAATCCTTTTTTAACCATTGTAAACCCATTATATTAATAATTTCTTGAGGAGAATATATACTATCAATTGATACTTGAACATCAAAAGCAACTCCTGAGTCAATTGGTTGGTATCCTTTGTCAATTAATAATTCCTCAACTGTTTCCTTAACCCCAAATAAAGGATCTCTACCATCAATTTTTTGAATTTGAGTATAATTGTGGGTATGAACCTTAACTAAAGTAGGTTGAGGTTGTAAAGCAAATAATATAGTAGATAAAATATTTAACATCATTTTTTAAGCTATTTCATATGAACCATTAAATTGTAAACTATCAGCAGCTCCCCATACAAATGGTTTAGTTGAGGTTACTCCTTCGGATGAACTTGCTCCTCCTCCGGATGCAACTATAATTGCAGTTTTATCAGTATGTCCGGCGTATGTTCCATTAACAGTACCTTGATACCATGCATTTCCATTATCAAGCATCGAACATGGGAATTGAATACCATCTGGATTAGAAGCTGTAATTGGTAGACTAAAAAGCCAATGACCAGTACCTCCGGTTGATGTTGTTCCAAGTGCTAATCTTAAACGCACAAAACATGTTTTACCAATTACTTTATAAGCACCTGATAAATCACCATTACCTAAAACAGGTTGTGTCCCATTTGATGTCCATATGGGGACATATGAAGCCCAAGCTGTATTATTAACTACTGCTCCATTTATTGACCCAGTAAATGAACCTGTAATAGGTAAATTTAAATTAAACATACCTTGAGCTAGGTTAGTTACAGTAATTTGATCTGTAATTCCACCTTGAACAATAGGTAGTACATTTGATCCGGTTGCTATGGATGCTGAAGGTAATTGTGATATTTTTAAGTCTGCCATTTTAAATATTTAATATTAATCTATCCCCATTTTCTTGTAATAAATAGGAACCATTTTCTTGAAGTAAAAAATAAACAGATGCTGTATATAAGTTCCCATCTAATAAAGTAATATATTTACCACTCCCACTAATCCAGTTTAATGCCGAATTAGCATTAGTAAAAATTTGTTGCCCTATTACATCAGGTAATCTATTAGCTACTGCTAAAACATCAGCAGAACTGGTAGTTGCTGTGGTGTAAAATATAGGAGCAGAGTTATTTATAGTTGCTCCTATCAAACTTTGAGTGTAAGTATCCGTAATAAAGGTATAACTATTACTAGTGGCAATATCTTGTCCCCAAGTTAACCCAAAAGAACCGGAGGTTGCTGATTGGGAAATATCAAAAATAATATTGCCTTGTTCATAATAACCTACAGGAGCGGAAGCTGAAGAATATGCTACTAAATTTGTCACTAATTATAAATATTAATTTCGATAACCTGTTCGAAATAAATAATAATTAGAACTTCCTTTATTTGTTAAACCTGATAAAGTAATTGTTTGGGTTCCTGAGTAAGTAGATTTAAGATTAGAGGATGAAGTACTAATAGTACTCCACTCTGTAGGAGTAAAAATTCTATAATTAGGTAAAGGACTTCTCCATGCTCTACCTATTATTTTAGCATAAACTAAATAAACATCTGTTATACTCAAATAATCATCATTATTTACATCCATTCTATAATAATCTTTAGAATTAAAGGATTGTTGTAATATTTTTTGATTAAATGATTGAGCATCACTTACCGCTGGAGATGAAATAGTTAAACTACTTATTTCAAGTTGAAAATCATAAACAGTAGCATCTTTAATAGATGAAATAGTGTATTTACCATTTGCATCTGTGTTAATATTATTTTCAAAAGTATAAGTAGATGCTGATTTTAATTTAGAATAGAATTTAATAGGTATATTTTGTACCCCTACTCCTTCAGAATTGTAAATATATCCTGTGTAAGAAAAAGGATCAGTAGCACCTACAATTCTTGTTTTAAAATCAAAGGTATTACCATAAGGATAAGTACCACAAATTACAGGTGAACCTGAGTATTGCATTACAAATCTCATATAAACTTCACCATTATAAACTGAGGTTGGTACTGTAAAAGTAGCTGTAACTGTTTTGGTTCCTGTCCAAGCATAATTTGAACTATGAACTAACTCCCCAGCATCTGTTAACACACCATTCCCATTAAAATCAATCCATAACTTAAAATATTCCATATAATTACCATTTGTTTGAGCTGTATATGAAATAGAAATATTTTGTCCTGCTGTAATTCTAGGAACAGTATCTTTAGTATAAGCATAGTCATAGTAACCAGCAGGACTACCTCCAGAGGTAGCAGCATACCCATTACTACCAGCATATGTTCTTCCATTTATAGTTACACTAGCTACATATTCACAACAGAAACTTGTAGGTCTACTAGCACATAAAGGAGATTGACTATAAAGATTTGTACTAAATAAAAATAATATAAAAAATACCCACCTCATATTTTTAATTTTGCTCCCATTAATATTTGAAAATTAAGGATGTCTTGACCAGCTATATAAGTACCTCCACCCGTTAAACCAATCCCAAACGTTTTAGTTAATTTATAATTTAAATTTAAAAAAGGTATAATAATAGGTTTTGCCTCAAAAATAGACTCTGTATAGAATTTAGAATAAGGAGAATAAATTCCTGCCATAATAATTGTAGCATCTACTGCTTTGCCAATTTTACCTTTATACATAAAACCGCCTATAGCTATAGTTGATATTAATTCTTCACCAAATAATTGTCCATAAGTTGCTGAAACGCCATATAAAGCTGTAAATGATTTAATTGAGTTAACTCGTATTAATAAAGCATTAGCTGTAGTAGATTTAGGTAATAATCCTAACCCTGCAGAAGCTACATTAATGTGTTTATTTCCGGCTTTATTAGTACCAATCCAAGAACGTATTGCTGATAGATTACCAATTTTAGCATTAACCATATAATCAGCTGAAAAACCTATTGAGGAAGTACCATCACCTTTTACACGAGTAAAAGACATAGTACCTCTAGCATCTTGAGAACCGTCAGCTCTAGTTTGTACCCCAACAATATCTCCAGTTACTAAGATTGCTGGTTTTTGAGTTTCAGCTTTAGCTTTACCAGCAGCTTTAGCTGTACCTGATGATTGAGTTTTTTGCTGTTCTGTTTTAGTATCTTCTACTTGTTGATCTGTTGGTTTTTCTTCTTTGGGAGTCTCTCCACTATTGTTATTCCCACTCCCACTACCAGAATTACTACCAGAATTATTCCCGTTATTACTGGAACCATTGTTTCCATTGCCTACTGTTCCTCCTCCTGATCCATTAGACCCGCCTTGATTTTCTGGTGTATTTCCTCCTTCTTGGCCTGTTCCTGTACTTGGATTCGATCCATCACTAGAATTGGAACTACTATTATTAGAATTATTGTTAGAATTGTTATCATTTTTTTCTTTTTTTATATTACCTGTACCTGAAGATACGTTTCCTCCTACATTTTGCCCAACTCCCCCTGATATTCCTCCTGCTACTGATGATAAGTCTATACTTAAAATATTAGTAACATTACCAATTATATTTGAAACTTGGTTAGTTGAGGTTGTAGTTGTAGTAGTAGTAAGAACGCCTTGACAAGGTGAAGTTGATTGATATTTAATATAAATACTATTAATCCAAGCATCAAACGTACCGTCGCTTAATTCCCCGTATGTAAACGTTTTTATTTGTCCATAATACGAGATAACTATGGGAGCGCTCATATCGGCGCTAATAAATTTATTTTGTTTAGTACACGGATCTATATAACTATAGATAAAGGACTGCCCCGTAAGAGGCAGTCCAATTATCATTAATAAAATTAATATTTTAGTTTTTAAATATACCATTCTTGATTAAGTTTTCAATTACTTTAGTTGTAGCAGTCTCTAAAGACTTTCTTGTTGCTTTACCTACAGTACTTTGTGAAAACTTCATATCAAGATTTTTAAGAAATGATTCACCCACTTTTTGTGACTCACCTTCTCCTGAACCGATATATATTTGACCTGTTTTAGCGTCTACAAATCTTACTTGTAAACGAATAAAAGTAGTTACAACAACTGTTGATTTACCTTTCATAACAGTTTCATCCTCATCCACAGCAAAATCAGCCACAGTCACATATACAAAGTATTGAGCTGCTTTGATTTTACCTTTACCATCAATTGGTTCCTCAAAAACACCTTTTTTAGATGCTTTAAATTGAGTTACCATCCTTTCCTTGATTTCACTCTTCTCTTCAGTAAACACAAAACGATTTGTTTCATCTAAATAATCTAATACGGATTCAGCGAATCCAAGTCCAACATTTTTTTCTTGTAAATCTGGGTATAATGCTAAAACTTTAGTCATATCAACATTAATAACTTGGACTGTTTTCTTGATAGAATCAGTATAGTTAGAAACAGTTGAAATATCTTTAGTTTCAATAACATCTTTTTCAGTAGTAGTTTTCATAGAACCACAACCTACTAATAAGATAATTAAAAAAATATTACCAAGGATCTTCTTCATCTTTAGCAGGTTTAGTAGCAGGAGCAGCAACAGGTTTTTCAACTACACGTTCTTTAATAATTGTATTAGTTCCTCCACCTTGCTTAACTTGTTGTTTATTTTCTTGATTTTGCTGAACATTAATTACTACAGGAGCAGCAGAACTAGCAGGAGCTGCTTGTTCAGTTTTAGCTTCTTCTTTGGGTTCATCACCACCCCCCAAGTGGGTTACAAACCAGGCACCGCCGGCTGTAACTGCTGTAGTGATAGCACCAATAATTGCTTTTTTGGTAGCTGACATTACGCTTTCTTCTTTTTCTTCTGACATGTTATTTATTTATAATTATTTTAGAGGTTGAAAGTTGTGTATCTGTTTTAATAGACATTAAGTAAAAACCATTATCTAAATGAGTTAAATTAACATTGTATTTATACTCACCAGCTGGGACTTTAGTATTTAAAATTTCAATCATTTTTCTTCCAACCATATCAGTTACTGAAACTTCGGTTTGGGATTCTTGTTCAACTTTAAATTGAACTACTACTTCACCCTCAGTAGGATTTGGGAATACAATGATAGATTCTAAATCATTTAATTTAACAGCTTTATTAATACGGCGAACTTCAATTACACCCATAGCAGGAGTGATATTCATATCACGAGAATCATTCCCACCAACAAATTTTGGACCAGTCCATAATGCGGCTGTACCCCAATCAGCTTGAGGTTTTTTAGCTATAAATTGTAAAATAAATACTTGTTCACCATCAGTAACTAAATTTTTATTAGTCAAATCAGCAGCACCAAAAGCAACTACTCCATTAGAAGGATTAGTATAAGAAGTCCAATTCATCATTTTTTCAGATAAATCAATTTTCTTGAATTCAAGTAATGCTGTATCATATTTTAATTCTAATTGTAAAGCACCTAATTGTTTTCCGTTAGTAATCATTTTAACCGGAACGTTAACTAAATTACCTTCATCAACTTTAACTTTAGGTATATTAATTTCAATAGTTTCAGTTACATTATCATATTGAACTGTGTTGTCAATTATATAGTTTTTGGCATTAGTTGGATTAACAATTTTAATAGGTGTTAAACGAGCCATTTTAAATCCTGTAGCATTAGCATCACCTTTAACTGCTACCCAATAAGTAATAGAATCTCTACCATTAATAGTATATGTAAAGTTATTAACACCTGGTTTAGAAGTTACATAGTTAGTTGAAGCTCCGTTAATAGAATCATATTGTGATTTAGTAAAGAACCAAACATCTTTTTGTGAATTAGGCCAAGCAGAGAATCTACCTGCTAAACGACCATAAACAGAATATACGTCGGCAACAGAAATACCACCATCATGAGCGTTTACATCCATGGTGTAGTAATCAAATCCTACTGGAGTATATTGGGCTAAAATAGCTTGGTTAATCTTTTGAGCATCAGCAGTAGAAATAACATTACCAGGAGTCATTGTATCTCCTTTAACTGCCATTCTAACATCCCAGTAAGTTGTATCTAATAATTTACGCAATACAACAACCCCTGAACTATTAGTTACTCCTGTTGCTACTTGAGTCCAAGAACCACCAGTTTTAGGTTTCTTTTCTAAACTAACAGTTAAATTTTTAGCATCTGTACCTGTAACGTTTTTAAATTTAGCAGCAAAGCGAAGTAATTTTTGATTGAAACGACCACCATAAGAATAAACTACTAATGTAGTATCATTACCCCAGTTAGTAGCTGCTTTATTTGAAAAACCATAAGCTCCTGTAACTTTAAGAGTTTTAATACTGTCTAAAGTGTTCCAAGTAGCCGCAGAAGCGTGTGTAAACGTTAAATCAAACGTTGCACCAGTGGAGTAGCTAAAAGTTGAGTTAGTGCCAGTATAGACAACAGTAACCGTTAAATAACCGTTTGTAGGATTATCTACGTACTGCAAATATTGATCAGTAGTAGAAATCTTTAATGAAGGAACTACAGCTGTAAATGCTGTATTATCGTAAAACAATCTAAATTGAAGACCGGTAATCTTCTCGCTAGTTGATGTGTTGTGGAAATAAAGAGGAGCTACTGTGTTACCGGAGGTACTTGTACCAACTTGATAGCCCGAATCAACGACTACCCAATGTCCTGTACCTGGAGAGGTAGAATAGGATTGGGCAAAAGAGGTTAAAGATAATAACCCCAAGACCAGAGTAAATATTAATTTTTTCATATGAACAATTATAAATATGAAAAAAATATAAAAACCCTTTGTGGACCCTACAGGACTTGAACCTGTGACCCTCGCATTATGAGTGCGGCGCTCTAACCAACTGAGCTAAAGGTCCAAAAATGACATATGAGAAAAATACCCGTACCTCCACGTGGAATCGAACCACGAACTAGAACTTAGAAGGTTCCTGTTATATCCATTTAACTATGGAGGTAAATACTAGGTCACCGCTGCCACCTAGCGTGGGGAGATTTAACGTGATTTTTTTCTTTACTAGAAGCGCAGGCCTCCCTTGTTCACGAACCCGAATCGGTTTTAAGGTGCGGAAGCTGAGGGATTCGAACCCCCGGATGCTTTTCAACATCTCTAGTTTTCAAGACTAGCGCAATCGGCCAACTCTGCCAAACTTCCGAATAAGAAAAAGTTTCGGGTCTTTCAGTTAATTTAACTGGTCAAGGTTACTGCTATACTAGAGGCTAACCTTTGCCTTTTACCTAGAGTCCAAACACAGCTTCACTACTTTTTCTTTTGGCGGTCTATCACGGATTCGAACCGAGGCTACCTCATAGACAGTGAGGCGTATTAACCACTACACTAATAGACCAATTTTTGTGGACCAGGTGAGAATCGAACTCACCACACTCTCCTTGCAAGGGAGA